TGTGGACAAGAGCTGTTGCAGCTTTTCGCTTAGATGCGTGCTTAGGTCTCTAGCTGTCGTGTGTTGAACCGACGCGAGTACCTCTTGGAGATCACGATTCCACTTGGAATGTTCACGGAGGGCAAATTCAAATATGCGCTTGCTGATGCGCACTCCTTGAGTAGCTCTCACTCCGTAAGCAGCCAGGCGTGCCAAAATCGGGCACCCCGGGTACTGATAGGCTAGGCACATTGCCTTACACCTAAGAAGGGCTGTCAGTACTCCAGAACGGGCGTTTGCATAGCGGCTCGTACACCATGCAAAAGTCGCCAAGACCTTATATGGGTCTGCAACATTTCTCTTCTCAACCGTGTCGAAAATTAAACCACAGAAGGAGGCTGTTTCAAGCTCTGAGTGCTTCACAAGCTTTATCCTCATGCCCAGCCTCTTAAATAACTTCTTGGTCGGCGGCGGGCCTTGTTCACAACGGGCCACACCATCATCGCCTTCCACACACGGAATGACCTCACACTTTGCTTCTTGAGAAGCAAACAGCATGAGCATCAAATTGGCAAAGCCATTGCCAAGTGAGGTGCACATTTCCCCTGACATGCGGGTTGCCAGAACACGAATGACAAACCACTTGAACGTACATGTATTTTCACCAGCCAGGACTTCCGACATGTGCTTATCGAATTCTTGGGCCTCCGGCAGGTGTTTCACCATATAAGAATATAACTTAAACTCACAAGCTTCCATAAGGCGTTTAACGAAAAGTGCTTCAAACGAAGTATAATCAGTAGCAATATACGACGATCCTTCTCGGAAAATCCTCTCCATAATATACTGAGGCCGTTCAGAAACGGGCACATATTTAATGAAAGCGGGGTGCTTAAAGAGCTCCTGTTCAATCAGATGGAACACAGGACCAACGGCACACTTGTACTCGTCGGACCTGCTGTTTATCCCACGGGCATGTTTCCATTCCATGGTAGCATAAACCTCATCTTTCATGAAGGACTTGCAATGTAAGTATTTCTTCTTGGACCAAATGGAGTTGACGTTCGCCCATTTTTGCTTTAATTGGGCCTTCCTCCACTCGGGATAATTCGCCGTCTCTAACCAATGTTCTACCGAAGTGTCTGAATCAGGACGCAACGGGGTGAGATGCTTAACACACCACTGTTCGACGAAACTCTCAAACCTTTGGAGTAGGGCTTGATCAGCGGTGGGCGGTTTCGCAGCAAACCGCTTCAATGCCCCAGCAACCATCGTATCCCGATCTGCGCAATCGGGATGCGGAACTGCTACGCACGAGACATGGGGTCCCATATCGACCTGCATAGGGGGCCGATACGATAAATCTTGGCCTTCTCTCAGCTCAAGTTTCGTGCCTTCCTTCGGCGGTTTCAACGCCGGAAGGGGGACCTCCCCATATCTGTAGCCATAGCAGACTAACCTCTTAGTCAACAGTTGCTGGGCCTGTAAAAAGGCAGCTGGTCCTTTTTCAGGCGGTAGGATTGAGACAATCTCAAGGCATAAGCTAGCCTATATGTTTCTGAAATCATATTTGTCTCAGTAAGATTCGCACTGTACCTGCTAAAATTGACAGTTGATATTTTTCCGCAGGCCATGTCCAGCTTTGTCGCACACAGCTCATCCGTCAGCATGTGGGACATATTTGAATGGTGGGCTACTTGGGATAGGATTTCGGCAGAGACGGTTCGCTCATGTACTGAATCTCGCCAGAATCC